GCGACCGACAGCCCCGAGAGATTGGCGGTCTGCGTGCGCTCGAGAATCTCCCCAGCCCGCAACGCCGCGAGGTCCGCTGGCGTGCAGTCCTTGTAAGCCGACTCCTTCGTGGCATCCGCGAAGTAGGGCTGGCGGGCCAGCGGCACCGTCGCCCGCAGCACGTAGTTCACGATGAGCGGGTCGGCCGAGGTCCGCTCCAGAATGATGATCAACTGCATCGCGGCCCTCCCGCGTGAAACCGGCTAGGTCGTGATGGTCAACGTTGCGGTCATCTGCCAGCTCTGGGCGCAGGTCTTGACGCCCACGTAGTCGGGGTAGCGGTTGAGCAGGTAGCCGTCCGTCCCGCTCGCCGTGGCGTTGTAGATGCCCCACTCGCCCCAGCAGCTATTCGCCTGGCAGGCCGAGAAGACCGAGCGGAAGACCAGATCGACGTTCGTCGAGGTGGCCGTATACGCGGAGATCGTCGGGTAGCCGGACTCCATCGTGGACAGCCCGAGCGTGCAGGGGTCGGTCATGAAGCAGGACGTGGCCGAGTGCGCCTCCGTGCTCTTGCCAACGACCATCGTCGCGCCGGTGGAGCAGTAGGCGGTGACGGTGGTCTTGCCGAGGGCCAGCGTGGAGAGGGCACCTTTGCCGAGTCGGGTGATGGGCATGAGAGTTACTCCTTCGGAGTCTCGACGGTCGTCGTGATGGTGTCGTCCGAGTGACGCTCGATGGTCACCACTTCGACAGGTTGCTTCGGGCACTCCGGCGTCGGCGGGTCGCCATCAAACTTCTCGATGACATACCGCTCGACGACCTTCGCGCTGGTCGGTTCGGCCCCCATACGTTCCTCGCCTAGCCAAACGCCGTCAAGGACACCTCGGCCCCCGACGACTGACTGATGAAGCTGATCGTGGACGAGGGCGACGGCAGCGCATCCCACCACACCGACTGCCCGGTGGAGACATACGCGCTGTTCGTCCCCGTGGTCGCCGTCCCAGACAAGGACAGCCAAATCGGTTTGGCCCCCGTGGGGCAGAGCGTGACGGCCACCGCCCGGATGTCGAAGCCCGGCGTGTAGGTGTAGGCGGTCGCCGCGCACGAGCACGCCACGAACACCGAATACTGCTGCGTCCGATTGGCGGTCATCGCCATAGCATTCCTCCCCTGATCAGCCCGAGGTCATGTAGTCAATCTGCACGTTGGCCACCTGGGCGCAGGAAGTCGTGCCGACCACGCCCACCTTCAGGCGCACCGTTTCACACGCGGCCAAGGTCACGCCCGTCGAATTGAGCGTGAAGCAGGAATGCACATCGCCCACCGTCTTGCAGAACGCCGTGCTGCTCGTGCAGTAGGACGAAATCTCCCCGGCGCTGCACGACCAGAAGATCAAATTCTCCCCGCACGTCGCCAAACTCCAGGCGGTCATCGGCGTGATGCGGATGGCCTTGATCACCGCCGGACTCGGAGCCGTCCACAGGGCCAGCGAGGTCGAGCCAAACCCTGACCCCGAGGTCGATCCGACGATGACGCTAACCGTGCGACGCTGCAGGTTCTCGCTGGCCTTCTCGCTCGTCACGGATAGCGCCCCGAGTTCGGCCGTCTGCACGGCGCACGACGCAATCTGCCCGGCCGTCACCTCGGCGGACTGCCCGACCATCACTGGACTGTTGGCCCCGACCGATGTCGAGGTCGTGCCGCTCTGCATCCACCAGTCGGCCATCGCGTCTTCCCCTTATCCCGAGGTCTCGGACGGATACGGCACCATCGCGCCGCGCTGCCGAAGCTCGAGGATTTGCCGATTGAAGTCCGATTCCTGCAGCGCCCCGTCGATGGTCTGCAGTTCGGCGATGAGTTTGTTCTTCCGCGCCGACAACCCGGCGATGCGCCCCTCGATCTCCGAGATCTTGATGATCGTCGGCGGCTCCAACTGCCAGCCGTAGCGATACGCCTGCTTGCAGAGGGCCGTCTCGGGCGGCAGCGCCACCTCGATGCCGCGCCCGCAGGCCTGCCCGATGTAGTATTCGACGCACGCCTTCTGATGGAAATACTCGGTGCCCACCACGAGGTCGATGCCGAAGATCCCAACGCAATACTCGCCATAGAGTTGCCGCAGCGCCCAGACGGGATTGTCCGTCTGGGGCATGGCCGCGAACCGCCGCATCACCGCCTGGTCGATCTCGTCAATCGCCAGCGCCAGCATCGCCGCCACGGTCGAGGTGAAGTAATCCCCGAACTTGGCGATCATGCGCTCGATGGGATACCGCACGCCGGTCGGCACATCCGCCGGGGGATCGACCATGTAGATCGGGCCGGGGAACTGCCGCAGCCAGCGCGGATGATCGGTGCCGGCGACGTTGCCCTTCTCCCACTCGGCATGAATGTCAAACTCGCGGTCGGCACGCGGGATGTGCCGATACAACTGATTGAGGCACCAGATCTCCCACGTCGGGTCTTGCATCGGCATCCGGTGGCGGGAGGAACTGGCGAAGCCGCAGATAGCGAACTTCTTCCGTGGCTCGCCCTTGGGCACGGCGACCACGTCGCGGGGACCGTAGGGTTGACCCTCGTAGGGCACGAGGTCATAGGAGACGGTCAGCGGGTGCGCGTTATCGACACCCACTGCGCCAGGCGCGACAAAGGCGAAATCTTCATTCGACGGCATCGGGACGGCCCTTTCGTGAGAATGGCTGTTTCTTGATCGGGGCCGTGGCGATCATGCGGTGGACCGGTGGCGCGTCATACGCGCGTGCGATCCCTTGAGCGATGAGGGAGGCGGCGAGCGCATCATCCAACGCGATGCGCTCGCCGGCGTTAAAGGCGGGCCCGCCCGTGAGAGCGAGTCGCCGGAGCAGCGTAATGGTGGTCATCAGACGGCCCTCTGATGATCGCCCTTACGTGCTGGTGGAGCAGGCCGAGGTGACGACGATCACCGCATCGTCGGGAATGTCCCCGTAGCGCAGCGGTGCGACCTGGGGCTGCGAGAAGACGATGTCGGCCGTGACCGGCATCTGCAACGCGCACCCCGAGGAGTGAATGACCGGCGTCACGACCACGCGGATGTACCGCTTGGCCCCTGTCAGATCGAACGTGGCCACGGCGCCACCGATGGCAAACCCCGTCGAGGTGCACAGGGCATTGCCCGTGTCGGTCGCCGTGCCGAGGTACTGATTCCACGACGACGCCGTGGACTGCAGGTAGAGCGCCTGCTCCGTGCTCCACTGCCCCGTCGCGTAGGCCACCCAGCCCGCGCCCGTGGAGCAGTTGTGGTCGAGGCCGACCGACAGCGCCATGTAGCTCTGCCGGTAGCTGCCGAGCTGACCCGTCGAGGAGGCCTCGAAGACGCCGAAGCAGCGGGCGACGACCGTCGCGGCGTTGAACTGCGTCGGCAATCCCAGCCGGTCGATGATGCGGCCGTTGAAGCCCGAATCGGTCGGGTTGTAGCCGCAGGTATACGACGGACCCCCGTCGCAGGACTTGAACGTCTTGAGGTCGAAGGCCGGAACGACGAACGCTCCAGCAAGGTCTCGCGTGATCATGTGCTTAGTCTCCTCTCAGGTTACACGCCCCACCGCACGCCCTGCAGGACGCCGAAGGAGGTGTCGCGCCGCAACGCGAAGTCATGCTCCATGATCGCCCGCACGACCGTCTGGTCCTGCGAGTAGGCCGCGACGACCGAGGAGCCGTCGTAGTAGGCGGCTTCCTGCGAGGCATCCACCAGCAGGTTCGCGCTCTCGCCCAGAATCGCCTCGTCGAAGTCCCCGAAGTAGACCTCCGACTCGTCGGCCGTCGCGCCGACGTTCATCTGCGTGATCGGGATCGTCGTGGTCGTCGCATACGGGAAGCCCCACAGCGTGCCGCGCAGCAACTCGTCGCGGTAGACGAAGAAGCCGCTGCTGTTCTGCACCGTCATCAGGTAGTGCAGCGTGCGCGGGGCCATCAGCCAGCCGCCACGCGACAGCGGGATGTTCGCCTCCTGCAGCAGCAGGATGCAGCGCCCGAGGTCGGTCGTCACGGCCGACAGCGACACGGCATTCGTGGCGTTGATGAGGTTCGTGGCGAGGTTGATCTGGTAGCGCAGGCCCTTCGGCGTGCCGCTCGTGCCATCGTCACGGATGAACGCCTGATCCTCACGCGACTGGAGCGCCCGGACCACATCGTTGCGGATGATCACGTCGGCCGAGGGCTGCGAGTAGCGCAGGAGGTCGTTGCTCACCGGAATCAGCGCCGCCAGCTTCTTGAAGGTCAGCTGGATGGAGCCGGTCTTGAGTTCCGACTTCGTGATGTTCGTGTTCTCGCCGATGTAGTAGCCCGTCGAGCCGGTCGTGATCTTCGGGATGTTGAACGTGCCGGTGGACATCTGGATCGTCGGGATGCCCATGCGCCGCATGACCGTCCGCGCCCGCAGCACGTCGATGATCTCCGTGGCATACTGCGGCGGCACGAGGTAGCCGCCCGAGGTCGCCACGCCCGCCGCCATCGCCTTGGTGATTTCCTCGGCAATGTCGCCGTCGCCCTGCTTCTTGAGGATGTCGATGGGGTTCTGGGTGAACCCGGACATCTTCGCCTTCGCCGCCGCCGCGATGATGCGGCTCACGGCGATGCCCTTCTCGCGCTCGATGGGCTTCACCGGCGCGGCGACCGCGACGAGCGGATCGCCCGTGGGCTTGCGGAGGTCTTCGACCCGCTTCTGGATCGAGTCCTCGATGAGTTTGGCAACGCTCCCCTCGACGTGCTGCTTGATGAGCGGCACGGTCTGCTCCTGCAGGAACGTGGCCAATTCCGACTTGGTCATCTCCATTGGTGTCTCCTAGTCAATGCGGCCACGAAGGGCCGAGAGGGCCGCGCCCACACGGGCATCGACCGTGGCAGCGAGGGATGTCACATATCCCCGTGCGATGACCTCGCTGACCATCGCCGGATCGACGGAGAAGCGTGGCTCGGGATCGTCCACGAGCCGCAGCACGATCATGTCTTTCTCGACCGCCGCCGTCGCCGCATCGGTGATGGTGATGATGGGCTGCACGGCGTCGTCGGCCGCCTTGTCTGCCTCCTCCGGCGTCGGCTGTTCGGCTGGCTCGTCCTCCTCGTCCTCGTCCTCGTCCTCGTCCTGTCCTGCCTCGACCTGGGCCAGCACCGCGTTCACGCGCTCGACGGCGGCCTGAAGGGCGGCGGTCGCTTCGCGCAATGCAGTCTCGTTGCGCCCGGAGAGGACACGGCCTGCCTTGGTCTCGAGGACAGGAGTCGGCGGTGCCGGTTGCTCCGCAACAGGTGAAGGTCCGTCTCCGGGCGCGTCTTTGAGGAGCGTCGGCTGCTCGACGGCCTTCAGCACGGCCGCCGCTCCCACATCCTTGTGCATGGCGAGCACCTCCTCGGCCCAGGCCTTGAGCGGCCCCACGTCGATGCCCGCGTCGCGGGCTTCGATGAGGGCGTCGGGATGGGCCGGCACGGGGGTCACCGAGAACTCGAGCAACTCCTGCTCGTGGAAGTCCATGCCGCCGCGCTCGGAGTTCAGCGCCCACTTGAGCGGACGGAAGCCGACGCTCGTGCCCTTGAGGAATCCCGCCTTGATGAGTTGGTAGATGGTATCGGCGAAGGGACTCAACTCTTTCGGGACGAACTCGGCAGAGGCCACCAGCCGGTCCCCGATCACCCGCACGTCAACGGCTTTGGCGATGGGCGGCTGGCGGTAGTCGTGCGCCCACAGCACCACGGGGTTCTGCTTGTAGGCGTCGAGTTTCCACCCGGCGACGTTCACGATGTCCCGCTCGCGGTCGGGCGAGGAGGTGGAGATCGTGAAGCGGAGGGTGCGGTTGTCGAGGTCGGCGACCTCGGCAGGAGCGGTGAGTTGCAGGCCGGTGTCAGCCTTGCCTTCCCATTTCTCCCACGGGAGATATTTCACGCCGTCGAGTATGCGGGGGATGCGCGGAAGCGGGAAGGGACTGTTTGACGAAACTACCTATCCGACGCCGCGAGGATGCGCTGCACCGCCTCGGCGGGGACGCGGACGATGCGCTCGCTGATGCGGATGGTGGGTAGCACGTCGCACTCGATGAGCTTGTAGACGGTGTGGCGCTCGACGTTCAGGAGGCGGCAGACCTCGCCCACGCGCAGGAGGCCATCGCTGGTGATGGTGATCCGCTCGGGCAGCGGCGGGAAGTTCATCGTGGCGCAGTCGTCACGGGTGATCATCGAGCCTCCACCAGTCCTTCTGAACAGCGACAGTTGTGCGCTATAATACCCTCTGCGACATACCATCCACGGTCTGTTTCGAGGTTATAGACATGCCCAGAGAATTGAGCGCGGTTGACATACAGCAGTTGGTGGACCGTTACGTGGCTGGCGAATGGGTCTCCGCGCTGGCCCGCGAAGTCGGCGCGCATTCTACTTTCCTGTATCCCCACTTGAAGCGGCTCAACATTCCCGTGCGACAGGACCGCGTTCGGCATCATCAACGCCCAGCCATCGTCGGATTGGCCGAACGCTTCCATGCTGGCGAGTCGGTCTTGAGCCTCTCCAAGCGGTACGGCGTGTCGCGGTCGGTCATTACGCATCGCCTGCGCGCCCTCGGGTTGACGCCGCGAGGACAATCCGAAACTGAGCGCATCAAGTGGAGCCGCATGACCGCAAGGGCGCGCTCCAGACAAGTGCGCGGCGCGCACGAGGCCGTCCGTGGTCATCCCAAATCGATGGCCGCGCGCTGCGCGCTGGCTCTGGCCCGCGAGCGTCGTGGGTTCAATCAGCCCCAAATCGGCGCTGGCGAACGCGCCCTGTTTGCGATGTTGACCGAGCGTGGATTGACCGTGCGCCCGCAGGCTGCGATCGGACCATACAACTGCGACCTGGCTGTTGATGCCGTCGCCGTGGAAGTCTTCGGGGGCAACTGGCACTGGTGTGGGTCGCACGGCGCGCGCCTGCACCCACGCACGCGCTACCTCTTGAATCGTGGGTGGCACGTCTACATCGTGGTCGTCAGCAAGTGCTTCCCACTGGTCGAGGCTGTGGCAGATGACCTCCTCGCCTTCGTGCAACGCACCAGCCGCGACCCAACCGGACGGCGTGAGTATCGGGTGATTCGGGGTGACGCGCAACTCCTGAGCAGCGGAGACGCGCAAGATAACCACCTCGCCATCAAACCATCGCTTAATCGCTCCGCGCACAGCGCCCATCGACTCGGTCATCACGCGCACGTAGCCCGGTAAGCATTGCGGATGTGAGTCCTGCGGTGTTGCGAACTCCTCACCGTCCGGGCCTTTCCACGGCTCCCCGATGGGCGTCGTCTGCCCATTCATCTCGCCGCAAATGGGACAGGTCAACTCATCGTCGGTTGCCAGCCATTGACGTTCCAGCCCCTTGAGTTGCCCAGACGCTACGCCTTGTTCCCAGAGCAGTTCTTGGCCCGCGTTCTCGGCCCGCAGAACCTCGCTTCTGGCAATGACCTCGCTGCGGTAGCGGCGTAGCGACTCGGCGTAACCGTTGGCCTCATCGAGCGCGTCGGCATCGGAAAACCCGGCAGCGATGGCGCGTTCGTAGAAGTTGAAGACGCCCTGCTCCTGGCGCTCGGTGAGGCCCACGATCTCGCGCACGTAGCGCCCGACCTGCGCCGTGGTCATTTCGCCCGACACGGCACGGGCGATGGCTTGCTTGACGGCGTTGCGCGTCTCGCTGCTGATGTCCTTGATGAGCCGCGCCGCGTTCTGCTTCGCCCACTTCACCGCCTGCGGGTTCGTGAGGTCGAAGGCCAGCTTGATGCCGGGCCTGACGCCAGCGATCTGCGCGGCGGCGGCCGTGCCAGCCAGTCGCGTACCGTCCTCCGTCACCTTCACCAGCGGTTTGAGGGCATTCGGGTTGGGCGGCTTCCCGGCCGCGACATCCTTCTGCCACTGCTTGACGGCGGCCTGGAACGCGGCCTTGGCCTTCGGCGTCAGGCGCTTCTCGATCCGATACAGGGCCGAGGGCGAGGTCAGCGGTTTCTTCGCCACGGGCTACCGGCCCCGCTGGGGCGGCTGGCTGGCCGCAGGGGCGACGATCTCGCCCTC